TCGGCGCTGGGAGGCAAAGGTATTAGGGTTCGGCGTGAAAGCCCGTCTAAGACCCCAGAGAATGGCTTCTAGAGGGTGTCCTGACCCGTTCGCACTCGTCGGCGCAATTGGCAAGGCGTGCGGTGAGGCTCGGCGTGTGTCGGTTTCGGGTGCCCCCCCCTGTGTGGCGGTGGCTTTTCCTGTTTCTTTTTGGGAATCGTTCTTGTTTTGTCCGTGTGTTGGCGGTGTTCGCGCGTCGGCCGTGTTCATGCATCAACGGCGTTCATCCGTCAGCCGTGCTCATGTGTCAACTGCGTTCATCTGTCAACCGTGTTCGTCTGTCAACCGTGTTCGTGGATTGACGGCGTTCATGTATTGACCGTGTTCACGCGTTAACCGGGTTCATGCGTCAACCAAGTTCACGCGTTCGCTTCTGTTATCGGGAACCGTTCTCACGACACGCCGACTTGACGCATAGTGTCATGTTGATGTATATTGAATATACCAACCAATCAAGGAGGAACGAAATGCACAAGGCACTGAACGGCAAGGGTTACATCAGGAACGGCGAGGGGGTGTTCGTCACCACGGCCGGAGAGGTCTACGCCTACCACGAAGGGGAGCTCACGCCACTGACCACGACGGACCACCCGAAGGCGTACGCCGAACTTGAGGGCGGCCGGGCTGCCGCCATCTGAACTCGACACGCCGCACTTGACGACAAACGCCAAGTGCGGTATATTAGAACCATCAACCAAAGGAGTGACCAGATGAACAAGAGACTCAGCGGCAAAGGCTACATCCGAGGCGGGGAGGGCCACTTCCTCACCTCGACCGGAGACCTCTACCACTATCACGAGGGAGTGCTCACGCTTGAGGCGGCATGGCCCAGCCCATCGCCTGAACCAAACCAACCAACCGAACTACAAGGAGTGATTGAAATGAGTGATTATCTTGGAACCTTCGAATTGCAGCCGCTGTACGACTCGCACCAGTCCTTCTACGGCAAGGCGTTCGTGGAGCGCTGGGACACCGAATACGGCATGAAGTACGTGCTCAAGTCGTATGGCACGGTCGTTGCCGTCGTCACGCCGCTGGGCGAGACGGGCAAGGACGCCGAAGCCTACCGCGTCGAAATCGGCATGGGATACCTGAGCGCCACCACGTTGCGGCACGTCAAGGAGTTCTTGGCCCAGACGGACGACGTTTTCAAGGGCATCACGCTGTCGTGGCTACGCAAGGCCGTCAAGGACGGCAACCCGATTGTCGGCGCCGGGACGGCATGGCGCAAGGGGTACGCCCTCAATGAACTGTGATGCGACACGCCGACATTGATAACAGTCTATCAAGTGGTATACTGAAAGTATCAACCAAGGAGGTACGAAATGGACAAGTAGACTTTCACCGACAACATGAAGGCATGCGGATACGAACTGAGGTTCGGACGCAACGGCAACATCACCGCGACCAAGGGCGACAACACCGTCCGCTTGGTTCCGCTCGCCGACTACGGCGTGTACATCAGCACGCCGAGCCTGAAGGCCATAACCAGCAAGGATGCGACGGACACGGAGACGCTGCTGCTAATCAACCTTCTGACCGCCTGACCATCCAGCCCCAGCGGCACACGTGCGGGTTCGAGTCCCGCAAGGGCACGAAGACATATCAACCACTCCATAAGGAGAGCAGTAATGACAATGGCTGATGAATCTTCGGGCGTGTCGCACGGCACACCCCGATATAATAAATAATGAAACCAAAGAAATGAGGCAAAAAAATGGAAACTTGGGAATACTTTCGCGATAGAGTAGAAACGTTCCTCACCTACCTGCCCGAACGGACGCTCAACGCCGGAATCGACGCGGTGACAACCATAATCGTATACGAGGCGTCACCATACACGGCCAAGGACTACCAGCACGCACTCGCCGCATGGCTGCAAGGACGCCACGACACGTGGCAAGACCGCATCGACGAGTACAAGTCGAACCCGACGGACGAAAACCTTGCCAAGATAGCCAGACACGCAGTCAGCGAACACACGCCCCACACCCAAAGCGACTTCGACGACCTCGTGGAATACTCATACCGGTTCGCCATAAACGAGACGCTAATCGAAAACGAACTCAAAAGAAGGAGCAACGACAATGACGAACGATGAACGCCACGACGTGTTAAGCAGAATCGCAGAAGTGCAACAGTCGGTCGAAGCCGTCAAACGCACGACCGAAGGATACGGATACAAGTACGCCACACTGGACGACGTATGGCAGCTCGTCAAGAACAGCATGGAAGAACACGGCCTAGGCTGGACAGCGGTATGCGCGAGCGAGATAGTCGGAGCGCAAACGGACATGCCAACCGTATACAACACGCTGACCGTGGCCGTCTACGAGTCCGCGCACGAGTGCGAGACCCTCTTGGACATGGTGAAGCACGGTGAAGCTGTGAGCAGCAGCTACACGTATCCGGCGACCGCAGCCCAACAGGTCGGCAGCTTCGAAACCTACTATCGACGCTACGCCCTAATCCACCTGCTCGGACTCACAACCGTGATGGACGACGACGGCAAAACAGCCGCACAACTCCCACGCCCCTCACTCACTGAAGAATTCAACTAACCAAAACCACCCCGCAAGGGGCCAACGAAAGGAAAAACAATGGCAAACGACATGCTCGAAATCGAAGCGGCAGGCGAAATCCGATTCGTACACCTCAAGGAAAAATACCAGTCCGACTCGGCGAAACAGTTTGGAATCGAACCGAACTACCAACTGCAACTCGCGTTCCCGAAGAACGGCGACGTGCATAAGGAACTCGTGGCGGCCGCGAAACAGCTGGGCGTGCGCGCCAACGGCGACAACCTCCGCTACAAGGACGGTGACTTAATCACCTTAAAGGATGGAACCCAGCCGCAACGCGGCAAATGGCTCGTCAACCTTTCCTCCAAGTGGAAGCCCAGCATCGTAGACCAGAACGCCAACGACGCGGAGCTGGCCGAAGAACCGGGCGACGGCACGCTCGCCAACGTGGCGTTCAAAATCGGCAGCACGAAGGAAGGCAAGCTCACGTACTTCCTGACCGGCGTGCAACTGCTGCGAGTCGAAAAGAACAACACCCCCTCCCCACACAAGTTCGGCGTATACCAGCAGCTGACCGTAGAGAACGGGGGCGTCGAAGAACCGGACCCGGAATTCTAACCACCCATGAACGCGCCAATCAACTACAGTGACGACGACCTGATTGACGAACTTACAACCTGCCTGAACATCGACCAAGCCGCGCGTGCGCTCAACGTGTCGCGCGGCTGGCTGTTCCCCCGAGCGAAACGGTTGGAACACGAAGGCAAAATCATACCGAAGTCAATCATGCCCGCATATTTCAAACCGAAGGAAGACAAATGAAGGAATTCCTAGACACCCCCCCTGCCAACAGCCGGTCAGACACCGTATTCAACGTGGAACTTAAACGCAATCTAGGCCGATGGGCCGAGTACCGTTCATACGAGAAACGCACCACCGCGAACTCCATCGCCTACCATATCCGCAAGCACATCACCTCATGGACTGAGCCAAACGTCGACTATGCCGCAGTCGCACGCCGAAAACCGGACGGCACATACGCGGTATGGGTCAGCGCGGTAAGAATCAAGGAAAACACCAATGCCGAAACTGAATAGCCACAAGCCGGAACCATTGGAATCCGCCATCCAAAACCGTCTCATCAAAGTCTTGGAACAGCAAGGATGGTACGTGCAGAAGACCGAAGGACGCTCACGCAACGGCTTTCCCGACGTGACCGCCGTGGACCCCCTCGGCAACGTGTGGTTCATCGAACTGAAGCGCACGGTCGGCAAGCCAAGCCACGACCAGTGCCGCGAACTCAAAATGCTCGCCGAACACAATGCGAACGTCATGCTCCTATACGGCATGAACGCAGTAGACACCATGCTGTCGCTCAAAAACTGGGCAGGCATGACGAACATGTACCACGACATCCTCATCGTCGATTCCGAAGGAAAAATGAAATGGACAAAGAAAATCTGACATACCGAGTCTTCCAAGACCGTGAAACATGGCTCAAAGCCCGCGAGGAAACGATAGGCGCGTCCAGTCTCGCGCATTTCATCGCCACCGGACAACTACCCTCCCCCCCGCCTGACGTTCCGGCCGTACAGTCGGCATTACGGTTCGGCAGCATCTGGGAGCCAATGCTCGTCAAACTGTACGCGGAGCACCTGCAACTCTCCATCGCCGCCAAGAACACGCCCGTCGAAGAATTGAAGAACGGACAGCTCGCATGGTATGACAACAGCTTCTATACGGACGGACGCCTGCACGTCTCATTGGACGCCGCATACCGAGACAATGGAGGCATGCTGCACACCGTCGAAGTGAAGACCGGAAGCAAGCCGTCCTACACGTTCCTCACTGCGGAACAGCACAAGCAGTATTCCGCGCAGGCGCAGATAGAAGCCCGCATGGTGGACACCGAGTGTGCGGAAATCATCTACGCGCAACGCCCCCCGTCATGGGAGAGGATGAGCCCCGACTACATCACCCAACAAATCAAGAAGACACTCGACATCGTGATTATTCCCTACGTGATGGACACGGGCACATTGGAAAAGCATGCGGCGGAATACGAGCGTGCGATGCAACCTACGGACGCGGACACTGTCGGACACCAACTATTGGCCGAACTGTTGGAAGCGAAAGACCAGTACGAGACGCTGAAGGAAAAGCTCGCCACATGGCTGGAAGAACACCACGGCGAACGAGTGGCATGTGCCGGACACGTCGCAAGACTGGCCGAAACCACGCGCACCACCACCGACTACAAAGCGTATTTCAGCCAGCATCCGGCCGACCTGACCCCATTCCAGAAAACATCATCGACAACGCGCCTCAGCGTGGTGAAGGATAGGAAAAATGCATGAGTTCATGATGAACTGCCTGCACATACTCGCCGCCATCCTGTCCATCCTTGGAACCGCGGCGGCCGTCCTTATCATCACCGGCACAATCAAAGGCATCATCGACGCCCATTAACCATCACGGAGAACACCATGAATGACAGCATATTCGAATGGCTTGACGAAGGCGCCCGGGCCGACATCGAAAAGATGCGACAGCCCAAGCCAATGCCCCCCGCCAAAAAAAAGAAGACCGTCACCCGCTACGCCGACATGGCACCTAAGAAAGTGAATCATAAGCGGAAGCTTAAAAAGAAGTGGATGAACGAAAACCACGAGAGAATGCTCGCTTATTGGGTGCTATACCGTCAGCAGCATCGTGAGGAATGCAGGGCCGCATGCCGCAAATGGCAGGCGAAGTTCATGAAAGAGCATGGCGTCAGCTATACGACATGGCGCAGATGGAAGCAAACGCCTGAAGGACTCGAACGCATAGCCGCATGGGAGGCCGAACACGGGAAGGACACGCAGTGAGGGCTTTCATCTTCGACGAGGCCGGAACAGGCAAGACGAAGCGCAGCATGGACCTGCTGGATGACGCGGAACATATCCTCGTCATCTGTCCGGCAAGCGTCGTGAAGACCGCATGGCTGCCGCAAATCCGCCAATGGTCGCACGGCAAGGCGTTGACCATAGACGACTACCGCAAGCATGGCTGGCCGGAAGACCACCGTTTCCTAGTGGTGTCCTATAACATGGCCTCCAAGCTTGGCGGAGTGCCGGACGGTTTCAGTCTCATCGTGGATGAAAGCCACATGGTGAAGAACCCTAGGAGCGGACGTTCCAAAGCCGTGAAAGGCATCAGCGACCTTGCCAAGGACGTGCTGATGCTGACCGGCACGCCCGCTCCGAAGGATTTGGAAGACCTGTACGGGCAGACCATGGTCATGTACCCGCACGCCAAGGACAGGATAACCCTATTAGGCGATTCTTGGCGCACTCTAGGGGCTTTCAGGATACGATACGGTAAACCATACACGATGAGCGTACAAGGGCGCACAGTGGTCAAATACACGTATTCCAAGCCCATGGTCGAGGAAGCGTGCCGACAGCTGCAAAAGCTCGTGTTGGACATCAGACGCGGCGGCAACCCGCTTCCGCAAACCGAATGGCTCCCGTCCCCGAAAACCGAACAGGAGGATGCGGCGCTCGAACAGTGGACGAACACCCACCAGCTCGCCGAAGACGTGTACGCGGCAAGCGCGAGCGCCGCAGCCGTCAAACTCGCCCAACTCGACGACGGCTTCGCCTACAAGACGGAAGACCGTGGAGAATCCTACTGGTTCGGCGTATCCAAACTCAAAACAGTATACGATGAAGCCAAGAGACGCGAAGACCCGACACCACTGCTCGTATGGACACGATTCAAAGCGGTAAGAGACGAAATCTACCGGACTTGGACGCCGTGCACGGACGCGAAAACATTCCTCGCCATGACCGACCAAGAACGGGAAGGATACCGGCTCATAGTCGCCAACCCGCAGTCGATGGGCACCGGCGTGGACGGCTTGCAGCATCTCATCAAAGACCAGATATGGCTCGACCTCCCATGGACATACGCCGACTGGGAGCAGGCCAACAGAAGACTGGTGCGACGCGGAAGCCCCTATCAGGGGCGGCAGCGCATACTCGTACCGGACACGACATGGAACCGCAAGGTCATGGACGTGATAGAAGGAAGGAAAACCCTCGATGACATCATCAAGGAAAAGCAATTGGGAGAAGACGATGGAAAACGTCAATAAGGCGCTCCCTCACAAAGACGCCGACAATCACGGATTAGAAAACCCGAGCGGCGCCATCCTAGACTCGCCGGAGCCGCCGACCGCGAAGAACGCTGTCGAAAGCATCTACGCGCGCATCGCCGACAACCTCATCCATGTGAACAACATGCTCACCGGGGAGAAAGCCGAGGAATACGGCAATCCACGCACCATGTTCCAGAACATTTCCAAACGATGGTTCGACTGCGACAACGCGGAAGTGGATGTGGCAATCATGATGGCCGAACTGAAAATCGAACGCATCAAACACGACCGCACCAAGGAAGACTCGTATATGGACGCCATCGCATATCTCGCAATGGCATTGGCGTTCATGCAGGAAAGGAAGAACAATGATTAGCAGCGACAACCGCAATGTGACGCGGCTGAAAGTAGGCCGTGAGGAGTGGCGGAAGATAGAATCCGGGGAGACGAGCTTTGTTCTCCGCGAAACCCAATCGCCATACGAGACTGTGGCCTTCGTATTCTCCGACACAACCACCGGAGTTCACCTCGGCAGCGCCATCATCATCGAGGAAACCACGTTCGGCGACTATGAGGCCAGCTCTTGGACGTGGAGCATGTTCGCCAAGCTCACCGACATGACAGTGCAGGAACTCAAAGAACGGTTCCCGGCGGAGGCGAGTATGGAAAACCCATACGTATGCGCAATGTACCTGTATGAAATCAAACCGATAAACGACAAGGAGCTGTTGCAGCGCCTTTGCGACGAGTAAGGAGAAAAAATGCTTAACGACATCACCATCGAACAGTTCGTGGAATATCAAGACCTCATCCTGCCATACACGGAAAAACAGTTGAACCCCAACTCGTATGACGTGACCTTGCAGGACACCATCCTTATCTTCACCATGGATGCGGAAGACGGTTACGCTGACGGCGGAGACCACACTCTGCACGGCGTCCACACCAAGCCCGTCAAAATCGACGGACACTACATGCTTCAGCCCGGACAGTTCGTCCTAGGCGCAACCGTGGAGAAAATCAGCCTCCCCGACAACATGATGGCACGATTCGACGGGAAAAGCAGTCTCGGCCGACTCGGACTCTGCACACACGTGACCGCAGGCTTCATCGACGCCGGATTCATCGGAACCATCACCGTTGAGTTGAAGAACGAGAACAGTTTCCCCATCATGCTGAAGCCAGGCATGAGAATCGGCCAAGTGTCGTTCGGATACCCGAACGCCGCCTCGATGAAGCCTTACGGCATGGTCGGCCACTATCAGCATCAGAACGCCCCTCAACCCGCAGTGGAAGTCTGATGTGAAACCACCACGACAATGCCTCGACTGTGGTCGAGACATGACATTAGATGAATGGCATCCTGAAATGCCGTGCGATGACTGCAAGCAGGAAGTAGACCCGGTGTTGACGGACAAGAACAGACAGGAAAGATTGGAGTATACAGATGAGTGTTATTAGAGCACTAGCCCACCTCGACCCGACGCTATGCAAGCATTGCCTGAAAAAACTCACAACGAAAGAGCTGTGGCTATACAACGGATATTGTACGAAATGTTGGAGGCTGCGCGGTGACGAATGAGAAGGAAAGGCAAGGTGATAAGTTCTGATGGAAACCCTGAAGCTCGTCGTCTGCACCATCATCCTGCTTGGGTTCGTCGCAACCATCATGTGGGCATGCAACGCATGGAACACGCGCGTTTTCATCGCATACGTGGTTACGGCCATCGTGACGGACATGATATGCGTACTGTTGGATGATTAAAGAGAAAAGCCCCCGCATGAGTCTTGCGGGGGCTTTGTCGAAACCAAAGGAGGATTACTGGAATAACTTCCAACAGTCTTTATCGTATCAGACTAACGGCACATTGTCAAATACCAGTCGCTGCCGGACTCTGTGCCGATTGCGATATACCTCAGCTGGCCCGAAGAAGCGCCGATATAACGGCCCCACAGGAAGCCATCAGCATAAACGCCCCAACCATCCAACACGACCTTACCGCCGCGACCGTAACAGGCCACAACCTGCCCATTCAACGACGGTTCGGTACGCACGTTCAACGCATCGACAACCACCTCATACGTGGTGGGGACCACAGTCGGAGAGGGAGAAACCACCGGGGCCGGAGCCGGGTTCACAGGAGTGTTCGCTCCCACACCGGCATACTTGTCCCAAGTGGCCTTATCGCCAGCGAAATAGTTCAAATCAAGCGAACCAGCATAGCCGCCGATGTGACCGTTGGGCGTGTACTGGCGCATCGGATACGACACATACGACCAAATCGAATTAGCATCCTGCCAACCGACCGCATCCATGGAAGCGTAGCACGCCTCCCAAATGCCGCAATCATGCTTAGCGCAGATATCCTTGATAAACGGGATTTCGGAACGCGAAGCATACACGAGCGGCTTCACACCGGTCAGACGAATATACTGGTAGAGGAATTCGTCAAGATAGGCTCGATTGCCCCAAGCGGCATTATCATCCGCCTCCCAGTCAACGCACGGCACGAACTTCTTCAGATAGCCTTCGGTATTCTTGGCGAAGAAATACGCTTCCTCCGAAGCGCCCACGCCACGGATATAGTGCATGTATCCGACCGCCATGCCACGGGCTGCTGCCGCCTGAATCTTCGCATCCGCGCCAGTCCACACGGAATTCACCAGACCATAGTCGTTCGAACATTCGCCAGCGCCCCAAGTGCACTGGACCACCACGCCATCGGCGTCAATCTGGGAAACGTCGCAATCGGCCTTCCAATTGCTGATATCCACAATCCTCATTATTCGGAAACCTCCATTTCATTACTTGCAATATGCTTGCCGGTCACCTTCGCCCTGTCGGACATTGCGAAGGAAGCCGGACTGATTGAATCGGTCTTGCCGCTCGAAGCCACGCTCGTCAGCACGCTTGCGATGGCCGCAACCAGTGCGATGCCGCAGACGTTCAGCCAATCCACTTCGAACAGGCCGACTCCACCGACAACGCCAGCCGACAATGCGGCCTGACACGCGGTGCGGATTGCACGCTCCAACGTGTCAACCCAAAAATCCTTAGTGAACAATATTCTGCTCCTTACTATTGTCGTTTTCCAACGGTTCTATTGTACTCCTCAGACTGTCCGGCAGGCTGGGCTTCGGATATTGTTTCAAAAACTCGGGGTCGAGGACGTGGCAGAGTTCGCCCAGCCAATGTCCGATGGCCCGAATGTATGAGGTTTTCAAATCATCCTGATAGCGGAGCCTATCGCGCTCACGCATGAACGCGGTAAGCTTCTCGTCCTGCCGGTCGATTTCCCGTTGCATGTTCAATTGGGCTTCCGAGAGTCGCCGATAGGCTTCGCTCAAATCGCCGCGTCTGTTTTGCGCCCAAGTGACGGCCGCGACCACAATGGCGCATAGTCCAGTCACGAGGGCGACGATGATGTCAGTGCTCATATGGCACTATTCTAGCCGATGGTTGAGATTATGTCAGACGTGAAGATGGCACTTGGGACAAGTCGCCGTCCTTCGGCTATATCACGTTTGGCTACAATTAAAGCGAAGCCCCTCGTTTTGAGGGGCTTTATGTTATGTCAGATTGTCGGCCAAGAGGCTGAAACATTCGCGTGTACGCCAAAGCGACATGAGCCGAACATATGCATCTCACCACTCGGAGTGACAACACATGCGAACGGTGGCAAATCAGTGTGATTCAATCCGTCGATGATTATTTTATTTTTCGGACGCCAGCCGATAGGAACGGTTTCACTACCTTTCTTGTCGTACATATTCGACTCGTTCACATTCGCCTTCGGGCCACCGGAACCAGTCGCATATACGACACCGTTCGACATCCTCAACTTGAGGAAATCTCCATCGAAAAACGGCATACCAATTGCAATCGTTTGCCCGCTGTAAGGCTTCCAAGCGTTGTCACGTCTGACATAATCGCAACCATCGGCCACATTATGCAACAACGTGCTTTCGGGCACGCCGGTCAGAGCGTCACGCTGGGCGGAAGTCTGCACCCGGAGCATGTCACCCTTCAACGCTGCGCCGATATACGTCTGCGTGATGACCACACCGGCGGCAGCCGTATTCGACACGCCAGCCGGAAGCAACACCTGCGCCAAAGCCAAAGCACCAGCCGGAACACTGGGCGCCACAGGCGTCGCAGCGGCCACGCCTCGCACGACGCCGAACGTCGCAAGGTCTGAACTGTCGGACATTGGCGGGCGCGTCTCATTCTGCTTCATATACACCACGTCGATACGCGAGTTCGCGGACGGCGCGGCAGACAATGCCACGTTCACATTGCCGTCATTCTGCACCAATAACGCGCCGTAACGGTTCAACATCGCGTTGAACGCGTGAACCGTCACACTCATGGAATCGCCACGGCCTGTCACGAGATTGTCCTGCGAACGGTCGAGAATACCCGGAACGGGCTTCATCGTGGTCTTATCGCATACGAACAGGCCGCTCATGTCACGGCGAGCATCCAGAAACGACGCCTTGCCGGACACGGCGAACAGACTATTACTTAACGCCATTATCAATCCTTTCTTCCAACGCTTTCAAACGTTCCTCAAGCCGGTCGATGCGGTCATGGGCGAGATGGGCCTCATGTATGGCCCACACGCCCAGCATCGGATAGTTGATGCCGACAGGCTCGTAGTCATCATTATACTCGACGAACTGCCCCAAGCCGTTATCGTCCAACTCTTCGGCAATCATACCGATGTGGATGGCCGCGCTATCGCCGTTCCGGTTCACATCGTCGATGAACCTGTAGAGCGTCCAATCCACTGAGCGCATCTGCTCCAACGTGATGTCCGGCATCATGAAGTCCTGCTTCACCTTGCGGCTTGACTGCGCCGTACCCATCGTTCCGTCCGACAACGCCCACACCGCACGCCACGAGCCTGCGGAAAACACGTTGTTATAGGCGTTTGTCGTATTCGTGCCTCCACGGCCCGGAGGCAATACACCCCAATTCCACGCATTGCATTTCGCGTCGATGGTCGCCCGGTCATACGAGTTCCTGTTGATGGACGCGGCTACCGTCTGGTCGATGTTCGCGCTGATGTCCAACACCTTCTGAATCGCCTGAGTCAACTGCGAGCCGGACGGTTTTTCCAGTTCGCGTAACCGGCGACCATACTCGTTCAACGTGGACACGAGCTTGTTGGTCGCCTGAGCCGGGTTCTTCACGTCGAGAACGCCGCCATCGTCGGCGACTGGTGCGGCGCCGTCCGCCGACTCGCCCTGATGCACTACGATTTCCATTATTCCACCGTCACTTTCACACCGTCGAACACGTCTCCCAACGTGAACGTAATCCAATTCGAGCTTTCATCGGCCTTGATGCCGGTGATGCGCCGCGTATGCGCGCCATCCACATAATACCAGTCGCCCTTCGTCGTGAACCTGATATAATCGCCCACCGTGTAGTTGGCGAGCGTCTGATTCACGGAATGCAGGTATCCGCGATGCACTTTCGCCTCAGTGGATGATACGGGCTGCCAGTAGACGGCGGCGGCCTCGTTCGCATACGCCTGCAACGTGTTTTGCAGCTTCACGGTCGAATGGCTGGAATCAACGCTCTCCCATATCGGCGCTCCGGCCTTGTCCAGAATGTCCGTATAGGCGGACGCGACAAGCGTCTTGTCATCCGATTTGCCGGACGTGAACCATTGCAGGGAGGCGAGCTTGTCTCCATCATCCGTCGCGGACAATGATGCGATGCCCGGCTGCATGGCGGACGCGCTGAAATAGTGGGTTTCGCCGCCAAGCAGCGGATGTCCGGTCTTCATATGCCACTCGTACCCCAATCCGTCAGACGTGCGCGTGGGGAAGAATCCGATGTCGCAGCCGTTCTGATAGTTCGTGATGTTCGTCAGCACCTCGCCTACATAGTTGAGGTCCACGGCCTGATAGTTCGCTTCGGACTTGCCTGTCTCCGCCGTCTCCAGCACGACGGGCACATTGCTGTGGGGCCAGCTCATCGCCTGTTCGACGAGATTGCGTGCGACCGTGTTCCATGTGACGTTCTTGTATGACGTGTCGTATTGAGGGTCCGGCGAACCGTCCGGCTTGACGAGGCTTTTGCCCATCGCCTTCGCCGGAAGAATCGTCCTGTGGTCGAAATACGTCCACATGCCTGAAGCGACCAAGGTCAGGACGCCAGAGTCGGCGTCATAGTCGCGGCGCATGAGCACGCCGCCGACCGCAAGTCCGTCATCTTCGGCGACCATGACCGTCTTGCCGATGGCGGCGGTGTTCCTCAAGTCCAACAGTCGCGCATCGTTGGCGATATATTGCAGCCTCGTATCATCCGAGCTTGCGTAAATAGGCACCTTCACCGTAAGCGAATCCGTGTCGTTCAGTTTCATCTCCCATTCGGCGGACGTGTGCGGCAATGGGATGATGCGGCGTCCGGTCAGCAGGTCAGCAAGATAGATTCTCACCTCCAAGCCTCCTTCCATTCGACCGTCATCGACGGCGTGCCCGACTGCACGCCCAACGGCGTGAACTGTATCGTCGCATCACCCGAAGGACGGAACCAGTTCTCTTCGGTGAGGAACATGCTCAAATCCGACTGGTTCTGGAACAAGACGCGCTCATTGTCGAAATCGAACACCATCGTTTCGTCCGGGTTGATTTGACGGTGGAATTCGACCGCTTCGCCGGTCTCGACGCAGTGGATGCGCACGCCTTCCGACAATCCGCCACTGATTTTCACGACAAGATGCGTCGGAGCGAACCCGCTTCCGGTGATGGCGACACGTCCCGGATTGCCGACCTCACCTTCCGTCAGCGGGTCGAGCAGCGGGTCGGTGATGCCCTCTCCGTCAGTCGGCACGCCGACCGTCTGCGAAAGCAGCGGCCCATACAGGTAGGGGGATGGCGCGAGCAGTCCAATCTGGAACGCGGCCTTGCCGCGATACCGGTATTCGTCCACGGTCATCGACCTGAGTTCCGCATCGCACGACAATGCTTCACCGGCGCCCTTCTGCACGGTGACCGGGACCAAACGTCCGGCCATGCCTCGGAGACGGCGCATCATCTCATCCGTATCCTCGACCGTGCTGGTCGCATAATAGCCGTTGACGGTGATGGTGCGCCCATCATAGTATGTCGTGCCGGGAACGGCGTTGCCGTCGGCTCTGGCCCAAGAATCCTGTTCGGTCTTGGCCGACGGCAAATCGTCGAAACCGCTCATTGACACCAGCGTGAACTCGTGTCCGGCATCTCCGTAAAGCGTGATGTCACCAACGGTGACGGTTATCGTGCTCAAGGTCTGACACTTCCAATCATCTCATTGTTCAAAGCGTATCCGAATCGGCGGGCCACGAGTTCCACGTCGCTCAACGGGCTTGCCACCACATTGTCGATGTGGACGCCTCCAGCATACCGCTGGTCGCCAGCCGCCACCATTCCAGTATAGTCTTTAAGCTGCGGAGCCGACACCATGCCAAGACCGGCCGCATCAATCTGGTCGAAATCCAAGGAGCCGAGCACGCCATCGACCTGACCGCGCACGAACGCGCCTTGGGCGCCGATGGCCTTGCCGAAGTCGCGCATAAGATGCTCGCCCGACACGCTGGTGTAGCCTGAGCCGGAGAACGGTCCGACCTTCGCAGGAGAGAACGGGAAGAAGTCTCGAATCTTCTGCAACGCGCCACTGACCGCGCTTTTCACGCCTTCGACCGCGTTGAGAATGCCATCTTTGAAACCGTTCATCAACGCCGCACCGGAGTTCAGCAGCCATGAGCCCGCTCCTGCGAACATGCCAATGATTTGACCCGGAATGCCTCCGATAAAACCGAGGATGCGACCACCCAATCCGGAGAACGGTCGGGCGATGTTTCCGATAATCGCAGGAATCGCGCCTACTACGGCCATGAAAATGCTCGGGAAGTTCGAGGCGATGCTGGTCACCACGCTGATGAAGGCGTTCAACAGCATGGGTAGTGCGTTGATGATGCCGGTCACCAATCCGCCGATGATTGCGGGCAGCTGGTTGATGATGGCGACGGCGATGCCCGGCAACGCGGCAGCCAACGAGGTTATCACGCCGGTGAGGGCGGACACCAACGCCGGAATCAATGTCGGCAACGCGGAGGCGATGCTCTGTCCGATGGAGGGGAGCGCGGCCACGATGGTGGCGCCCAACGTTTGAATGCCGGAAGCCAAGGATGCGCCGAAGCCGCTGATGAAACCGGCGATTGCCCCGCTGTTGTCTCCGATTGCGGAGAACGCGACCTGAATGCCTGCTATCAGCGCCTGACCGAGCGATGTCATGAGCGACGGAATCTGGCCTGCCATCGTGGCGAACAGCGCGCCGAACGCTTCCAGCATCGGCTGGCCGTAAGTGCTGATGAACGTTGGCAGTTGGGCGAACATGTCTGAGAACGCCTGCGTGATTTGCGGCAGCATCGTCATCAACGCCGGACCAAGCGCCTGTCCGACGCTCACGAGCGCGTTGGCGATGCCCGGCAGCGCGGCCGTGACGCTCGACACCATCTGCGGAAGTGCGGCGGCGAACGCGCTCGCCATGGCAGGCAGTTTCGTCTGGATGCCGGTGAGCGCGCTGTCGAGACTCTTCTGCCATTCGTCGAACTTGCCTGACATCTGGGACGGGTCAAGCTTGAACAGCGTCTGGAAGCCGATTGTCAGGCCGGTGAACAGCGCGCCGGTCACACCCAACCGGGAAGCGATGTCGCCAACCTTGCCGATTGCCGCACCGACTCCATTCACGGCCGCGCCGAATCCCTTCAACGCGCCGGAAGACACTTTCAACGCGGCGGAGCCGATAGTAGAGAACGCGGCCTTTCCAGCGGACGCCAACGGACTGAACCGTCCGATAAGACGCGACACGGCTCCGCCGAACGTGGCGGACAATCCTGCACCAACCGTCTTCGCGGCGGAAGTCAGCGGGGCGAACGGATTCTGACCTTTGAACGAGCCGAAAATCTTTTCGGGAAGACCTTGGAACGGAATCGACAACGTGGACGCCGCTTCAGCGCCGAACGACTTGAGCACGCCCTTGACGGAGGATAGTCCGCTGCTTACCGCCGACCCAAGCTTGGACATGGTGTCGCTGATGCCGGTCTCGTCCAGCATCTCGTCGAACACGGTCTTGAATTCAGCCGCCTTGCCCTTCACGTTCTCGACCATGGTGAGCACGCCGGATTCCACGTCTGCGCGAAGGACTTCCATCTTCGTCTTGGCGTTCGAGACGATTTCCGCGAGAATGTCCTTGACCGGCGCCCACTGCTGCGCCGTGTTCGCGGCATAGTTGGACAATCCGCTCTTCAGATTGCCGAACGTCTGCATGATGCTGTCGGACGCGGACACGGCGGAGCCGACCAAGGGGAGGAACACGTTCGGAATCTTGAAGCCGGTAAGCTCCTTGAACTCGCGTCCCACCTGCACGAGCTTGTCACGGTAGATGTCGGCGTCCTGTCCTGCGGTGTCCAACGAACGGTAGATGCCGGAATCCACGACGATGGTGTCTGCGGCGGCACGGATGTCATGGAACGCCTGAACGAGTGAGGGGGCCTTCTTCCGTGCGGCGGCATCCACTTCGGTGTTGAGGGTTTCGAACGCTTTGAGGAACGCTTCGGGAAGCGCTTCAGCGTCGGAACCCATCGCGTTCAAACCGTTTTGCAGAAGCTTCACATTGTCGGACACGTGTCCGACGCCGTTCAGCAGATTCGACGCGGCCTTCTCGACGGTATCGAAGCCAGCGGCGCCCTTCTCGCCGAAGCTGAACGCGCATGAACCCAAGTCCTCGAACGCCACGTTGAACTTGCCGATAGCGTTCTGCACCCTCGTCGATTCCGCCAGCGTCTTCGACATCGCGTCGGACATGGACGCGAGCTTGTCGATGACCGCAGCCGATGCGGACACGGCGGCTCCGAACGCGCTTGTGAAGCCGGAACCAAGTTTGATGAGCGTGTTCTTCACTCCCACCAGCGCGGTTCCGATGAACGGGATGCGGGATGCGAACCGGTCGTTCGTGGCGACCATGAGGCTGAAGACGGTGGTGCCGATGACGCCCACGGTGTTCAGCGCGTCGCCCAAGGAGGATAGGAGGTTGGCGTTCTGCGAGTTCAGGCTGATAATGTTCGTCAACGTGGCGAGGAACTGTTCGACCTGCTGCGCGTTGAACGCCTTGTTGACGGCTGGCGCCAGCTGGTTGACGAACGTCGCGGCCAACGTCGCGGCCGCGTTCGACAATGGCACGAATCCTGCAAGCATTTCGCCGAACGTGTCCACCATGCCGGAACCGGAGATGGCGGTCAACGCCTTGCCGACGTTCGTGGACAGTGCGGTGGCGGCTTCCGCAGACCTTACGCCGACCGTGTTCTTGATGCTGTTCCACGCGCGGTCTGCCGTGACGGGCATGGCGGTGAACTGCTTCTCGATGGCGTCGGCGTTCTCAAGCACCGTATCATAGAGGGCTTGGCCGCTGATTTTGCCTTCCTTGCCCAACTGCTTCAGCTCGCCTACGGACACATTGAGATGCTTGGCGAGCATTCGTGCGATTTGCGGCGAGTTCTCCATGATGGAATTCAGCTCGTCGCCGTTGACGATGCCCTTGCCTAAAGCTTGGGTAATCTGACGCATGGCGGAAGAGGCTTCCTGAGTGGATGCGCCAGTGCTAATCATGTTCATGTCGAGCAGTTTGGTGAACTTGGCCGCGTCACCGTAATTGGTCACGACTTCCGGCGCGAGCGTGCGCAGACGCGCCGCCGACTGGACGAAGTCGTCCGTGGCGACGCCGACCTTGTTCGCGTATTTCAGCGACGTTTCGAGAGAGTCCTTATAGTCTCCGGTGTCGCCCACCGCGTTTTTCAGCATCGCGGTGGTCTGCCCCCACTGGTTGCCCATTTCGACGATGTTGGACGTGACGTTTTTGACGGCCTTGCCGACCGATGCGACCGCGACGATGGCGGCGGCGGTGTTCAGATACCTGCCGAGGTCGAGGTTCGCGAAACTGTCCCCGAAAGCGTTGGCGGAACGCCGCCCACCGGTGGTGAATGAGGCGAACACGTCATTGAGCGCGCCTTTCACGCCGCCTTGCAGGTTGAGGCTCTTATCGAACGAGCCGGAGAACAGTCTGGACATGCCCAAACCGTGAGAAGCGAAGAGTCGGCCTGTGCCGGACGCCAGTTTGGGCTGGACAGCGGGGGTGAGCACCGCGCCCTTGCTTGCCTTAACAAGTGCGGACTGCAAGCCTTCCAATGATGGTAGTACTTGTATCCATGCGGTCGCGATGCTGCCCTTTGCCATCTGCTATTCCTTTCGGTGAAGACCCAACGCCTTGTTGATGTCTTCAGTGTTCATCGAATCGAGTTCGTAATCCTCCCTCTTGGTTTCCTTCTGGTTTTCCGGCAGCACGCTTTTCGGCTTACTCCCCTTGCCGGAGTAGGGGGCGAGCGTTGACTGTTGGATGATGTCGAGCAGTCGTGCGGTCGCTCCGAACGTGCCTATGAGTTTCGCCCGTTCCAATATGGTGTATTGGCGTGGACTGCCGTATTGGCTTGCGAAGTCAGCCAAGATTTGGCTGTCCCATTTGTCTGGGTTTATCGCATAGGTCAGTCTTTCGACTGTGATTCCGTAATCGTCGGCAATTTTCCCGACAAGTACTCCCATGCGTCGAGAATGTCATCGTCCACTGCGGCCATGAGCTGCTCGTACTTGGTTTCGGTCAGCACGCCTTGCATGAGCTTGTCGATGAGCCATACGGTTTCCATGCTGTCTTCCACGCCTTCCGAGTGGATTGCCTGCTGGAATTTGCGGTTGCGGAGGAGTTTCGCGTAGGCGTCTGCCCAATCGTCGTTGAAGTCTTCGATGGTGATGGTTGGTTTGCGTTTTGCCATTGGTTTTCCTTTCGGATTGTGTTGTGTTCCTTTATAAGGATACCCCACATGCCGGTCAAGACTGGGTGGCATGTGGGGTATGGTTCCTGTCAGGGGGAGACTATCGCGATATCGTCGAAGGCGAAATTAGTGCCGTCATAGCTTGTGCAGACCACACGAGCCATCACCGGCGAACCGCCGGTTTTGAACTCTCCTGAAACAGGCGTCCAGTTAGGAACTAAATCCGGGACTTGATGTCTTTTGAACATGACGGCTTGCGTATCGACGTCTTCCACTTCGAGTCCCACATGAGTCCCGGCCACTGACCTTCGTACGTAGTACGAACATCTTAGGGATTGATTCGGTGGGATAACGAACGTATCTGAATATACACGAGACTTAAAAACAGAAAGGACGTGACCACCTCCATGCGCATTGTCTCGTTCAACAATACTATCCGTAGGTGTCCACTGCGCTTTGGAACCTTCGAAGTTGCCGTTTGGAACAAGATTGTCGGTAAACTCTCCAAAATCGTAGGCACCATCCGAGTTCAGGATGCTAGCATACCGTGTCGCGCTCCAGATTAGCCGACCAGCCGTAGGATTCTTCAGAATCTTCAGGTCGAACCTTGTGCCTTTCGGCAGGGTGAGGACGCCGGTATACAAGCCATCCTCACCCTTAGCCATCTGCACGCCGGAGGTTCGCTGCCAAGGGTCGGACTGACCCCAGTCACCGAGAATCCACATAGCACCGCCTTCAGCAACCGTCGTATCGGTGACGGTTACGGTAAGGCTACGATTTGGAGAGACTACGCTTTTGGGACGGTGATGTACTGGGTCTGCGCGGGCTTGTCGGCGGTCGGATAAGCGTTGATGGTGAACTCGAAGTTCACGAGAGCCGTATGCACGTGGGTGATGTCGCCGGTGATGAGGAACGTGGCGTCCGCCATCACGTTGCGGCGCTTGCGGCCACCCTTGAGCATTTCGTCGATGACGATGACGTGGTGTTCAAGGTCGCCAGCCTGCTCCTTGACGGTGATGACGCCATCCTTGGTATCGGTGGCGTTGGTGACGGTCACGTTGCCGGAGCCGTAGGCGACCTTGAGCAGGTCTTCGTTCAGGGCTTCGATGCAGGTGCCCGTCCAAGTCTTGGAGAACGTCGGGTCGGCCTGTGCTACGGTATCGCCGCCAGCCGCCACAATGTCATCGCCCGGTTCGAACGATGCGGGTTCGGTCAGACCGTCTTCGGACAGGTAGCCGAGGCCGACGAATGCGGCGTCCAGTTCGGTGGTGGCGTCGGAGGGGGTTGCGGTGCCCAGTGGGGCGACCCAAATATAGCCGGACTTGTTGGCACTTGCGCCCGGCTTGGAGAATGTCACGTTTGCGGAAGACTGCTTTGCGCTCATCTTAATTCCTTTCGTTGTTAGCGTTCAATCAGTGGGATGGGCGGCGTCTCCGCCGCCCATGCGTATGGTCACTCGGTGGTGTGGGTGATGGCGTAGAACTTGCTGGTTCCGCCGATGAAGCCCCAGCCGATTGCGACTTCGGTGCGGAGCATCACCTTGTTGACTGCGCCCAAGTCGCCTTCGGCGGAGTTGTCCGGGTTGCCGGAGTCGAACACTTCGATGCCGGACAGCGGGACGGCGCCCCACACGAAACGGTTGGCGAAGTCGCCGATGACCGCATCGAGCACCTTCTTGGTCAGCTGGCCGGAGCCGGTGGCTGCGGCGGTGTCGGACACGGTGTTGGAGGCTGCGAGGGTGACGCCGCCGAGGTTGACCATGTTGCCGATGAGCGGAACGTCGGACGCATACTGGGTCGGCGTGCCAATGGTGGTGATACCGTCGCCGATTTCGGCCAAGTAGGAGGAGGTGGTGACGCCCTGCGCGGACGCGTCGCCCTGTGCGGCGACCTGTCGCACGGCCTGCTTGAACGCGGTGGCGGCTTCGGCCCCGGTGCCCGGAGTGTAGCTGATGTCTCCGGCCTTGTCGAGCACGTAGCCGTTGGTGCGTGCGACGGCGGACGCTGCCTTGGTGGCCGGGTTGACGCCGAAGATGGGTGCGAAGTCAAGGGCGCGGCTGATTGCGCGGTTCACATAAGTTCGGTACTGGTCAAGAATTCCGGCCTGATACGGCTGCGCGAGGATGCTCTGAAGCATGGTCTGCGGGGAACCGGCGCGGAAGGTGGCGTCGGTCGGATTGTATGCGCCGTCAACGCCGAACAGCTGGAGGAACTTCTTCGGGAAGCGATAGGAGATGTAGAAGGTGATGGGGTTGATGGTCACGACACCGTTGGTGGCGTCGTTGGAAGACTTCTTCTTTTCGGCTTCGGTTTCGCCGGTGGCGCCTTCGCCGAAGATGCCCATTTCGCCGGAGAAGTCGATGGTCTGCATCTGGGTGCCGATGAGGTCGATTGGGGTGCTGTTGGAAATCTTGGCGATGGCTCCGGCTGCGGGCTGTTCGGAAATCAGCTTGCGGTCTACGAAGCCGGGCTTCAGTTCGATTGTCGCTAGGGACATGACTGCCTTTCATGGTAGGGGAATGGTGTCGGCCTTCTGCATTGCGGCCCCGACTTGGCCTCTACCACGATTGTTTCCGGCTGTGTGCGCCTCGACCCCACGGTTGCCCGTGGGTAGTGTCCTGCATTGTTTAACGACTGTGCTGGACGGTTCAAGTCGGTACATTTTGGGGAGTTGGTCGGTGGGCGTGGCGGAACGAAGCTCCGATTGTCTGCCGACCATCTCCTAGACATAGCATAACACCCCGCTTGATTTTCGTCAAACGGGGTGCTGTGCGAACCAGAATCACAAGAGAGGAGTCACACATTGCTGCGTAACGGTATTTATTCTACCACCTTCTCGTCGCGGTTCGCGTCCGGCGTGTCGCCGGACTTGCTATGTGGTCTGATTTGGCGCGGTTGCACTGCATGTGGGCGGGCACGAGATTATCCATCCTGTCGCTTCCGCCAGCGGCGCGCGGTATCACATGGTCAGCCGTGAAGGATAATGGGTGCGCCGTGTTGCTGCCCCAGTAGAACGGCGCACCGCAATAATAGCATGGCGCCCCAGTGCGTTTGGTGCGCTCGCGGAGGATGGTGCGGTTGCGATGGTAGAGTCCCGTATCCTTGCCCATCAGGCAATCACCTCCCTGACCTGACGTTCCTTCGGACGGTTGACGCCTCGATACCATGCGGCGATGCTGACGCCCTTCAACCCGGCCGTGGTTTCGGTCTTGCGTATCGGCGCGAACTTCCATTGGTCGTTCGAACCGGATTTGAGCTTCTGCGCGTTCTGCACTTCGGCGGTCAGCTGTGGGTTGTTCGTATGCTTGAAGCGGCCCTCGTTCAGCAGGTCGAGGAATCCCTGCTGGGAGGCGAGGAATTCCGTGCCGCTCAATTGGATGACGTTCAATCCGCGTGGCAGCATGTCCCTTATCGGATTGTTCAACCCGCCAGCATCCAAGATGAGCGTGGTCTTGCGGGGGCGTGTCTTCAGCTCGTCCGAAACCCACTGCCATGATTCGGCGGTGGGGCGTTCGTCCACGATTTCGCCGATGATGTACGCCCACTTGTCGTAATGCCGCGAGCCGACCGTCACCTCTTCGGTGCTGGCTGCGACGGACAGGGCGAGCGTGCTCGTGGCCGGGTCGAAGGTGAGCGCGTAGACGAGCGTGTCACGGTCATGTTGCAGGTCGGAGTAGGCGCTGTCCCACAAGTCCATCGGGATTGCAGGAGGGATGCTGTCAGCCCACCATAGGCCCAAGTCTTGGATGCGGAAGTCTATGAGTCCGTCCGCTCCACCCTGTTTGGCTATCGCCACGTCGGTGAGGAACGCTTCGCGTGGAATCACGTCCGGGTAGAGCGGGTTGGTGAGCGCCCACAACTGCTCATCCTCGATGTCCGCCGTCTCGTCGTCGATGCCGTAGCGCACCGCGTACGCCATGTCGTCGTCTTCCGCGTTGTCAAGGAACACGTTGAACGTGTCGCCGATGGACGAGGGGAGGAACGGCGTGCCGGTGTAGATTATCATCGCCATGCGGCGCGTCTTCAGCGTCTTGGAAATCATCGCCTCGTATTCTGAGCGGAGTTCCTGCGCCTCGTCGAAGACGACAAGGTCGAACGTGCCGCCCATACCTGCGGAAGCGCTCTTGCGTGAGCGGAACCGGACGAACGCGCCGTTCCTCAACTGTAGGCGCTCGCGTCCCATGGTGGTGCTGAAGTGCGTGACTTCGGCTTTCAGTTCGGGGTTGGAATCGATGGCGTCCTTCAAATCCTCCATGATTTTGTTGGCGGCAATCTGTTCGTGCGCGGTGACGAGCACGTTCAGGCCGAGCACGAACAGGTAGTAGAGGATTGGGGCGGTGAGGATTTTGGTCTTGCCGTTCTGTCGCGGCATGTTCAATGCGACGCGCTTGTATTTCCAAGTGCCGTCCTTCTTGCGTTGGAAGGCGTTGTTGAGGAATTCGACCTGAAATGGGAGGATTGTGTTACCACGGCCCCAGTTCACGTATTCGGCGGCCATGATTGCCACGTCGGACGTGGGGCGGACGTTCGCCCTCCAATTCGGATTCTTTACCAGCATGTCACACCACCTGATACTTCTTGAGGATGTCGGCGTCGGCGCCCTTGCCATAGGCGTCGCCGATGGATGCGATGTCCTGCGCGGTCTGCGGGAACGTGAGCTCGTAATCCAATGTGATGTCCAATGAGTCGAACACGGCGCTCAAATCCTGTTTGATGGTGTAGATGCGGCTGACGAAGCTTTCACGGTTCGACACCAACGATTGGGTGGTCGCGCCGAGCGTGTCGAGAACCTGCGCGTCCTGCGGGGGGAGTCCGGTTTCCATTTGGAAGCTCAGCGCCGTGTTTTGCAGGAGGGTTTTGAGCTGTCCGTTATCCCATTGGCTAAGTCGTTTGACTTCGGGCCGGACGATGGTGTCGTGGTCGTCGTTGGCGTCGAATTTCGTCCAATCGGACGCGCTCTTGCTCGGGTCGGTTTTGATTACCACATCGGGCGACGTGCCGACCACGACCGGTTCGGGCAGCATGAGGTGTTCGAGGTTCTTGGAGATAAGTCCTTCGATGACCATGGCGCGCTGCGCCAACAGTACGGCTTGGTCGGTGACTGGCGCGTGACTGAGGGTAAGGCATCGGAGGTTTTCGTTGATTTCGTTGGCGTTCTCGTCGTAGCAGCGTCCGTCCAAGCCTACTGCGGCGACCTTTTCCAGTTGCAGGTCTTCGGAGGGGAGGTAGTCGGTGCTGAGTGGGTCGCCGTCCTGCATGAGGAAGTAGGAGTTGGCGCCGCCGACCGCTTTGGAGAGGATGCGGGTGAAGCTGCGTTTGCCGACCGCGCTGAAATTGGTGACCCGCACGCGCATGGAGTATGCGTTCTTGACGAGTTCAATCCATGGGAATGAGATTGCCTGTTCGTCCACGATGGTGATTGTCATGAGCGTTTCGCTTCCTTCGCTACGAGTTTCTGAAGGGTGGTTTTCGGTGCTTTGGTGGCGGTGGTCTTGCTTTTGTGTGAATCGACTTTCACCGCTTCGTCGAAGTTTTTGGTCATGGTCATGAGCAGTTGCATGAAGCTGACGTAGTTTCGTTGCGCGTTGGCGGCCATGCTCATATTGTATTCGCGGTCATCGTCAGACGTTTCGGCCTTTTGGGCGTACTCTTCCATGTCCGAGTAGGCTTTGTCGATAAGTCTGTTGACCTGTTCCATGCGGCTTGAGAGGGCTTCTTCAGTTTTCCCTGCCATGGTTCCTCCTTAAGTGTTCGGCCATTTGGCGTCGTTGTTTCAGATACCATCATACCATTCCAGCTTTCATCGTGGTACGGCACGTCGGGCTTTCATGGCGGTTGGTGTTGTTGGTGGTGGTGGTCATGCGAGGTTGTTCCTTACGTAGATTTTGCAGTCGCACCCGGCGTGTCTGGCCCAGACGCCGTAATGGTTCGCGTCGTATGGATGCCATATTCCGCACCGTTCGAGGCACCATTGGCATGTCTCGCCCACCGCCTCGCGCACGACTTCGGTCGTCGAGTCGATGACGAACAGGTTGTTGGTCGCCTCCTGCATGGGTTGGATGGCGAGTTCCCTCTTGTATTTCGCGAGGAAGTCCCTGACTGTTTTTTCGGAATGCTGTTGGCTTGTGAGCCAGCCTATTTTCTTGCCGAAGGCGTCGGAGTCGAGTCGTTCTAGCTCCAATCCTGCGGATTTTTCGGCGACCTGTTTCCAGATGTCTCCCAAGACCCTTCCGGCCAGATGCTTGTCGCCGCTGTCTGCGGCTGCTTGGGCTTGCTTGACTTGTTCGTCGGTGATGATGTCTTTTGCGGCCGGTGAAAGTATTTCCATGAGGTCTTCGACCGACTCCTGTGTGCTCTTCAACTCAGATACTCCAGCTGGTAGTCGTAGACGGTGGACGTGCGCCCGTCTTTGGTGGGTTGGATGTCGGTGGTGTTGAGCAGTGGGGCGCCCATGATGTCCCACTGGCTTTGGTTGTACCAGTCGGTCAGGGCGTCGCCGATTTCGGCGCTGAGCGTGTTGTCGGTTTCGCCTGCGAGTTCGCGTGTCACCACGGTGATTGCCACGTCCAAGTGTCGGATGTAGGGGGTGATGTCGGACGCGTTCTGTCGTGTGACGGTGATGAGCGGATACTGGCCTGTGTTTTTCACTGTCGGATACTTGTCGTATACGCGCATGTTGAGTCGCTGCGCCAGTCCGTCGATGATGTCGTTGACGATTTCGTTGTCTTTGCTCACAGTCCGAGTCCTTTCAGCGTGTCACCGGAATGGGGTGTCTTGTAGTATTTGATTTCCGTTCCGGCTCGACGTGTTCCTTTGAATGTGCTGAGCGTGCGGCATGTGGTCATGGACGGCGGTTTGCCCCTGTATGAGTCCATTCGCAGCTGCGGCATGATTCGCGATGCGGCGCGGCGGGACTCCTGTTGGAATCCCGCCGACTGCATGACGAGGTTGGTTGCCGCGTTCGGTGCGGCGACCATGATTTTGGCGCCTTTCAGCCTTGCCATCAGTATTGCACCTGCTTCGCGTTGAAACTCCATTTGAACGGGTTGAACATGACCCTGTTTTCGGGGTCTATCGGCGGTTTGGTTGAGGTGACGTGGTAGGTGCTCCCATGGTATTCGAGTTCGCCGCCGTCGATTTCCGGTGGCGTGTCCGGCGTGGTGACGTGGATGGTGAGCGAGTCCACTTCGGTCATGTTGTCGAACGTGCTCGTGTCTTCGCTTGTGGTGTTCACGGTCACGATGCCTTTGACGGTGTGTTGTCTGTCGCCGGTGGTGATGGTGATTTCGTGTGTTTTGAGTCCGTAGTGCATCAGAGTTGGAACCTTGCTATGGTGGCGCGTCCGACGCCCAGTTGTTTGAGCTGGTTGCTGGTGAAGAACACGTCGTCCGTGTTGCCTCGCCATTCGCCGGTGAAACTGTAGCCGCCCGCCGTCTGGGTGAAGGTTTTGAACGCGCTCAGGTCGGTGTCGCTTTCGGACGTGCTTTCCTTGCGGCTCACGTCCTGTGCGACGCTGACGCCGATGATGTCTGCGACCATTTGGCGGGTGAGCGGGTCTTCCGTGACCTGCTTGTCCAAATCGTCGCCTTGGTTGCGGTACATCATGCGGAGCACGTTGGAAGCGGCTCCGCGTTTGCGTTCCTCGTAGTCCACGAGGTCGATTGGCACTTTGTGGCGTAGGTATGCTTCGGTGTCTTCGACGGTGGCGAGCGGCTTCAGTACTTCGGTCAATTCTTTTCCCTCCAGTCGTGCATCGAGAGTCCCAGCTGTATGATGCGTTCGGCAAAACGTTTTACCAGCTTGTCCTTCGCGTTTTCATCCAATTCCATGGGTGTTGTCACCACTATGTCGTCGTCGATGATTGAGAGGGTCGCCGGAACGCTTTCGTCGCGCATCGTCATGCTGAGGATTCGGATGTCACGCATGCGCGGCTCCCATCCAGTCGGGGGTCTTGGCTGTCGGTTCGACGGTCACGGGGGTGACGCGCGTGCGGCTGTTGACGCTTGCCGCGAGCTGCTTTTCGAATTCGTCGAGTCGCGTCTCGTCTTCCGGCAGGAGTTCGGCGCTCAAGCCATACTGTTCGGCGATGGCGTTGCGTTTCGCCTGCAACAGGCCGATGCTGATGCCCTTCTCGCGGGCCTCATTGATGCGCGCCTCGGTTTCATCAGCTAGCTTTCGGGCGTCTTCGGCTGCTTTCTGGGCTGCTTCGAGCTTTTCGCGTTCCTTGGCGAGCTTTCGGCTGATGATGGCGTCGAGCTGGGCTTGGGTGATTGTCGGCTCCTGCTGTGCCGTGGCCTCTGAGCCTCCATTCTGGCCTTCAGAGCCTCCCATTCCGGTACCGGTCGCATTCGGGTCTGTTCCTTCCACTAGTCGGATGTGGTTATATCGTGAACGAAAATTCATATCAGCCTTTCCAGTCTGAGCCTCATCGTGAGTTTCACGATGTCCGTAGCAGCATTATACGCCCTGCGTAGGTCTATTTGTGCTTTCAGCGTTTTCGCGTCGTCGAAGTCTTCGGGCAGTGCGGCGAGGTGCCGTCCGAGTTCTTCTTGGATTGTGCGGGCTTGTTTCTCAATCGTTTGGATTGGTGCAGTCAAGTGCCATGTCCTTCTTGTAGGTTACGACTAGGCAGTCGTGTTCGAAGCCGCCTTCGTCAAAGGTTTGTACCGTCGTGTAATGCACCGGCGTGTTCGCGTATTCGCAATACCATGCGATTGCGAGCATGGCGGTCACTATGATGACGATTGCTCCGTATGCGATTTCGGTGAGCTTGTCGCGCATTTGTGCTCCTTTCCTAGGTTTCGTCCGATGATTGCGCATGCCAGTCTGACATTGCGCGTGGTTATCATTCTAGTCCGCATGTTGAACATGATGCGGTTGTCGTCGGTCATGTGGCATGCGTCTAGTGTTTGCCCGCACTGCGGGCATTCGTAGTCGCATGTCAGTCCGTGGCCGGTGGGGCGGATTGCCACGTCCGCCCCGTGTCGCGCGCCGGTGTCGCACAGGCGGCCGATTGGGTCGG